CGGGGCTATTGTTCACTTCGGTGCAGGATTTGTTCACGACAGATACGGAAAAGTGAAAATAACTTTTGACGGATTCAACACAGAAGTCTTACGTCCGATAACCTTTGAGTGTATTACCGGGATAAGATTACAGAAAGGATTCAGTCTTGGATTACGATTCAATTTCTTTAAAGTGGAATCATCTATTGATATCGGATATGCATTTTAACAATATAAGGGGTGGTACGTTCTTTTTATTATCAGGCAGTCCGTTTCGTATTGAACGGAGTGAATTACATAATTCTTTACATCAACATCAGCCACCCCTTCCTTTTTAAAAAACCTTAACGAAGACAAACCTTAACCGTGGCAGAAGAAAAGAAAAGACAGTCGTCAGCTCCAAAACGATCAGAGCAGCAAAAGCAATCAGATCGGGCTTTCATAGCAAGTGAAATAGTTAAGTGTACGAAAATCCGGGACATAGCCCGGAAGCTTAATGAAAAGAATCAAACAGAAGGTCGGAATTATAATTTAACTCACGTACAAGTATTTTGGGACTTAAAAATCATTTATAAGGAATGGCGAGAGGAAAGATCCGAGTTCATTGAAGAAAAAATGGAACTTGAATTGGCAAAGCTTGATAAGATAGAAGCAGAGTGCTGGGAAGCTTGGGAGCGGTCAAAGGAAGGGAGAAGAAAAACAGTTATTGACGGGGGGGAACTTAATCAGGCAGGAATGTCCGGGGGAAGATTACGTGAACGGGAAGTTGAAACGACTTTCGGAGATACCCGCTTCCTTGATATAATACAGAAATGCATGGAAAGACGGGCAGCACTTCTCGGGCTTAACGCTCCAACGAGATCTTTCTCAATAGGGATTAACAGCACTTTGACAAAAGAGGAAATAGAAGCTGAGATTGAGCAGAAATGGAAAATACAGACCTAAAAGAATTAATAAGGCTACGGGATGAAAAGATAGAACGCAAGGCTTTGGCTTGTGCGTGTTCCTTGTATGAGTTTTTCCTTACGTTTTGGGAGATTATGTCCGGGGACACGCTTATTCTGAATTGGCACATAAGGTATTTATGTGACCAATTACAGCATCTCGGGAATAGGTTAGTTGCAAGGGAAGTCGGGATTGAAGATCTTATCATAAATATTCCTCCTGGTATGACTAAATCAACGATAGTATCTCAGGCGTTCCCTGTTTGGTTATGGCTTCACGCCCCGCATTTTGTAATTATATCGTCATCTTACAGCGCTGGTTTGTCGCTGGATCATTCCCTAAGAGCAAAGGCAATAGTAAAAAGCGACAAGTTTAATGAGCTGTTCCAATGGTATTTCATAAGGAGATTCGGAAGACCGTTCCAGCTAGTAAAAGATAACGAAGCTGATTGGAGGAATACCTACGGGGGATTGCGTTATGCTACCTCAACGAATGGAACAGTCACAGGGAAACACGCACACCTGATTATAAGGGATGATCCTATTAACCCGGAGCAGGCTGAATCAAAAGCTTACAGGGAACGGTGCAATCGTTTTAATGACAGAACGCTATCTAGCAGGAAAGTTGACAAAGACAGAGTGCCTACTGTAACGGTTATGCAAAGATTGCATACAGAGGACAGCACCGGGCACGACTTGTCAAAGCTAGGTAAACCTATTAAGCATATATGCCTCCCGGCAGAACTAACCAATGACGTTAATCCACCGGAATTGAGGATGTTTTACAAGAACGGGTTACTTGACGAAAAAAGGCTTAGCAGAGATACACTCCATAAGGCAAAGATAGATCTTGGAAGTTACGGGTATGCAGGGCAGATGTTACAAACTCCGGTGCAAGATGGAGGGAACACAATAAAAGAGGCTTGGTTTAATTTCTTCTCAATAGGGAACCTAGAGGAAGAAGCAGCTTCAGAGAAAGTGTCGTTACAATGGAAATTCACCCTTGATGGGGCATATACGGAAGAAGATAAGAATGACCCGACAGCAATATTCTGTTATTGCGAGTGGAAAAATAAGATATATGTCCGTGACGTTATTGCTGTACGGATGGAAATGCCGGAGCTTTTAAGGTTCATCCCGGAATTCGTAAACAGAAACGGATATAACAGGTATTATTCAAAGATATACATTGAGCCAAAAGCCAACGGAATGTCTGTTGCTCAAATGCTGAAGAACTCAACGAAGCTGAATATTGTACTTGATAAGCCACCGAGGGAAGATAAAGTTGCCCGACTAGCTGCCTGTGTCCCATTTGTAGAATCGGGAAGGCTTTACTTACTGAAGAATGCCGGGTGGCTTCAGAACTTTGTGCAGGAAGTTATTGAATTCCCTTTAGGAGAACACGATGATCAGGTTGACGTAATGGTAATGGCAATACGCAGGGCAATAGAGCCGGAAAGGAGACCTCAAAGATGGCACGGATAAAAAAGATCGACAAGCTTACGTTCCGGGATTTGATTATTAACTATGAAACGTATCAAGGGCTTCCCGATGGACTTATACAGCTGCCTCCTCCCGTAAGCATCACAATAGACGGGGCTAAGTATCATATTCCTACTGATTACGCAGAGTTTGAAGCCAGTCTTTGCTATGGGCAACGAATGTATTTAGTGGCAGAGGAAACGGATGACTTTGGAGTTATCATCAGGATATTAACGGGATATTACTTTCCGATAGTAACAAAAGATAAATGGGACAACGAGAATGCATTGTTATTCGGAAGGAAAGTTATAAATTGCAAAGCAAAAGAAGTTTATCCTGTCGCAGCGCTGTTGATAAAACATCTTGGTCAATTAGCAGAACGAGAACGCAATTTATTGCACCGGGAACCTACGAAGCTAGAGAGGGCAGCCGGGATTGAAAAGCTTAATGTATTTTCAGATTTAACGTCCCTTGACTTCCTTAGAGATGAAATGAAGATCACAACAGAGGAAGTATTATTACAGCCTTACAAAGAATGCCTAGTCAGATTTATGCTCGCAAAAGAAAAGTATGAATATCAAGAAAGACTATTCAAATTGATGCAAGAGGAAACAGAAGCAAAATTAAAACGTAAAAAGCTATGAAATCAAAATGTTGTGGTAGGAAAGAAAAAATAGATTGGGCTTGGAGCTTTCTATTTTTCTGGATCAGCAATAAAGATGAGAAATGATAACGTCAATCATCAAGCAGATACTAGCGGATTCAGGATGCTCCCTAGTATTGTACGATCAGGAACAGCTTGTTAACTTATATGTTGATCAGAGCAAACCACCTGACGTAATCGGAATATACTTTGAACCGAATGAAGTGACACTTGAAGTCCGGGCAAATGCTATTCACGAACATTACAACCCTTTTAAAATAGAAATACTTCAGCAGGTAAGCTTGGAGGATAAGGCAGAGAACAACGAAGCCACGCTCCAAACATTACTGAATATCTGTAAGGAAGTGATAATCAGACTTATTGCAGAGGCTAAGTTCAAAACCATTGTCCCGGTAACAGCCTATAAGATATTGGAGAAGAAGTATGATGCTAATGTAATAGGATGGGGAATGAATCTCAATATCTATTACTTGTTTAATGAAACACGCAATCCCTGTTTATGATCCCTGATCTTAACCCGGAAATGAAAGACATGATCGAAGCTATCGGTCATAAGTCTATGTTTTACGGTAACGTTATCCCAGAATCAGTAATGAGACAGTTTGAGATCGAAGAAGATAATCTTCATATCGGAGTGCTTGTTCCCTTTTGGCTCCCTGTTTTGCAGAAAGGACGACCACCTAGAAAAAGCAATCGGGATTCAGGATTATGGAAGCGGATTTTTGCTTGGATGGGAGCAAGAAATATGTTCAGAACGGTAACTGAGGAAGGAAGGATCAGAGAAGCAAAGTTTATCACTTGGTATATTAACAAATACGGAAATAAACACTTCCGGTCAAAACAGTTTGTTGACATTTATACTTCAGTCAGGGCAGCGACTATTGAAAAGATCAATCAGAAATTCAGCAACAAGATCGGAGAAATAACAATGGAGGTTATATAATGGGAAAGCTTAAATACTTGCATACCGTTAAGAAATTCACATCAGGCAAATTCCTAGTCATCTTGGAAAGTGGAGGTAACGGAAGAACAGAGGAGGGAAATATTATTTGATTATTATGATACCAACAGAAAGACGAATAGAATCAATAGGTAAGGTAGTCAGAACTAAGATCGGTTATTTCCTTACGGTCGGGCAAATAGTAAAACTATGCCGTGACTTTAATGCAGATCAGAGAGATGGGTTTGTCAGTAATGACGAAGCATACGTAAAACTCAAAATGGAGGAAATGGAAGAATGATAACCTTGATTTCAACTCCGGCAAGGGTAAATCCTGACGATCCTGCTGACATCTGTCGCTGGATTGCAACGGAATCGCCTAATAACTTCAGACTTCAAAGAAGTGATTTTATCCCGATAGCTGTTGGGGCAACGTCAGGCGGGTATCTTGGGATAACACCCCCGGCAGACTTCTCAGGTGCGGAAGGAGATAGCATTGTTGTTGTCGATGATCTTGGGAATACTTATACCGGAGAGATAACAGATATGCCGGGAGCAGATTACGATGTAGAAACCGACATAGTTTATTCCGCAATAGTCGGGAACGTTGATTACTTCAATGATCACACACTAAGAGGCGGTTACTACTTTGAAGGAAGGCTGAAGATCAATGGAGTATTGCACCCGTTAACGATAATAGCTTCCCCGGACACTCAAGGATATGCAGATCTTGACGTAAGCGGGATATTAAGGATAGTCACTTCACTTGGGAAGAACGGAGATTATAGCTCCCGGATAATGGCTGAAACAAATAAGTCAGGCAATTTCTCATTTGAATACAGGGAGTGCTGGTATGGATCAGACAACCCGTGGTATCCTGAAGGCGGGGAATTGTCACCACCGTCTGATGAAATACTGTGGTATTATGTCGAAGCAGTAAGATCTGAAGAACAGGGATCAAATCTTTATGACTACGTTGCAACAGACGACAACCCTGCTCCGTTCTTCAATCAGTTTGAGGAACCCGTTTATTTCAAGGGATTGCCTTTTGACC